GTTGGGTTCATGTTTCTTACAAAGCAGATGGCAGTAATCGTAAGTCTGTCTTGACAGCGATGCGAGAAGATGGTAAAACTGTATATAAGAATGGATTAGTAACAGAGTAATATAAATTTATGTTTCATCATGTATCAACTGAGATTGATGAACTTGAATCCGTCAGCGAGAATGGTAAGCGTTTTTACCTGACTCCTGACGGAAATAAGTATCCCTCAGTAACAACAGTAACATCTCTCTACACCATGAAAGCAATCATGGAATGGCGCAAGCGTGTCGGTGAAGAGCAAGCAAATAAAATTTCTGGTCAAGCATCAAACCGTGGTACTCGCGTACACTTGATGTGTGAAGACTATCTCAACAACGAAGAATATATCAATAAGAAGGTGATGCCGAATCATAAAGAAATGTTTCGTAGCATCCAACCTTACCTTGATCGTATAAATAATATTCACACGTTAGAGGGGTCACTATACTCACATCATCTTAGAGTCGCAGGGAGAGTAGACTGTATTGGTGAATATGATGGTAAACTTGCTATCATTGATTTCAAAACTGCAAACCGCAGAAAAGACAAAGACAAGATCAAAAACTACTTCATGCAAGCATCTGCTTATGCAGTAATGTTTGAAGAGCGCACTGGTATCCCTGTTCAGAAACTCGTGATCATCGGTGCGGTTGAAGGTGACGATCCATTTGTCTATGAAGAAGATCGTGACAACTACATTGATGACTTTATAGGATTACGCGCAGACTACATGGCAAAATACAAAATTTAGTATTGACATCTTCCCTCCCTTAGACTATACTTTAAACATCCTAAAAAGAGAAAGGTCTAACATGAAGAAGTTTCTACTAGTAGCACTGTGCGTACTCGCACCAGTTGTAGCGCATGGTAAGTCACTGAATGGTGGTGATGTCACAGATAAAGAAATCACCTGTCTAGCAAAAAATATCTACATGGAAGCGAGGGGAGAATCTCTCGCAGGTCAAATCGCGGTTGGTCTAGTTACACTCAATCGCGTATACGATAAACGATTCCCTAACACCATCTGCGGTGTTGTCTTCCAAGCGAAAAAAGATAAAAAGGGGAATCCCATTCGACACAAGTGTCAGTTCTCTTGGTACTGTGATGGTAAGTCTGACAAAATTTATAACTGGAAACAGTTTGCTCGTTGCAAAGAAATTGCAATGCGAGTTGTTGCAGGTATGTACTCAGGTATGGTTGAAGGTGCTACCTACTATCATGCAACTTACGTCAAACCAAACTGGGCATTGGAGTATCGTCAAGTAACTCAGATTGACGATCACATCTTCTACTACAGAGATTAATATGGAAGTTATTCAACTCTTTCCTACAGAAATTTATCAATTCAATATACCTGAAAATATCATTGATGGTGCTAGGGCAGAGTTGGATAACTACTATAAAAAAACTCTTGACAAAAGTTACAGTACCGCGTATTATACAAACTATGATGTTCAAGATCAATTGATCGTTGGTGAGTTCACTAAAAATATTCATCAACTAATTGAAATTAGTTCACATAAACTTTTCAAAGAAAGATATACCATAACCCATAGTTGGTCTAACTATACACCAAAGCATGTAACACATTCATTACATCGTCATGGTAATTCCAATGGGGGTTCTGCTATTGTGTACTTTGATAATATTGGTCAGACTAATTTTCTCGATCCAAGAGAACAAGTTTATAACTTTGAACCATTTCAATCGAAAGCAGAAAAGGGAAAGTGTGTCATCTTTCCTTCTTGGTTGATGCATGAAGTTCCACATCATAATGAAGATACACTTAGGGTAACTATGGCATTCAATATGCTAAGAAATAGGATTAGAGATGAATTCAAATAATATTATGACCCCAACAGAATTTGCAGAAGTCATTGAAGAAATTGTATGGATGAAAGATGTTTCTTACTTTGATGCTGTTCTGATTTATTGTGAAGACAATGAACTTGATCCAGAAGATTGCAAACCTCTTATCAGTAGACCACTGAAAGAAAAAATTGAAATCGATGCTCAAGAAATGAATCTACTACCAAAGACAAGTACAAGTCAATTACCAGTATGAGAATGCCTAACGTGGAAGCGTATCAAGTTTACAAAGCATACATCGCATTCAAACTACATTTCACAAAAGATGATTACGACATAACACAAACCAAAGGTGCAGTCACTGCAACTCGTGAATCTTTTCTGAAGCGTAAAGATGTACATATCTTTCGTAAACTATCAGACAATCTAAAAGATGATGATGTGATTCGATTCTTTATTTCTAATTTGAGTAAAGGTGATCGATGGGGTGGGATGTTCTCTTACGAAGAAGCGATGGAAGAGTTCCATGTGTGGAAGGGTAAGATTCAACGTCTGACTAAATTATTCAAAGATGATCTTGACATCATCTGTAACGAATTAGTAGAAGAGGAAGAAGACATTTTCGACAAAGCATATATTGTTCGTAAGGGTCAACATCCACTTCTTCTAAAAATCCATGCTAGTAAAGCAATCAATATCGAAACTATGGTGATATTGAATGTGCTTACAGGATACCACAAGTATTGGAGTAAGTATCTAGCAGAGGATATCTATTGGAATGCAGAAGGTAGACGCATCAGCAAATACCAACCATTCCTAAGTTTTGACGTAGACAAAATGAAAACCATCTACGAATCGCGCAAGGCGGAGTACGACAGTACTCAACTGTAACTATTGCCACACATTCTTATTGACAATATGAGTTTTTGTGGTATACTAAATACTCATATATTATGAATATTGTGGACAAGAAAATATACACTTATACAACTATACGAAAGGATACAATTATATGTCTCTATCTCAACTCAAAAAGTCGTCTGGTAACCTCAACCGTCTACTCCAAGAAGTAGAAAAGATCGACAAACCTCAATCAAATAACGGTCAAGATGATCGCTTCTGGCGTGCTGAAACAGACAAGTCAGGTAACGGTTATGCTGTTATTCGTTTCCTTCCTGAGTGTGAAGGTGAAGACCTACCTTGGGTACGTCTCTTCTCTCACGGTTTCCAAGGTCCTACAGGTAAGTGGTACATTGAGAACTCTCTCACCACACTAAACCAAAAAGACCCTGTTGCTGAGTATAACTCTATGTTGTGGAACTCTGGTTCTGAAGCGAACAAAGAGATTGCTCGTAAGCAGAAGCGCCGACTCACTTACATCTCAAACATCTTGGTTGTCAAAGACCCTGCTAATCCACAGAACGAAGGAAAGGTATTCCTGTTCAAGTTTGGTAAGAAAATCTTTGATAAACTCATGGATCAGATGAAACCTGCGTTTGAAGATGAAAGTCCAATCAATCCATTTGATCCTTGGAATGGTTGTAACTTCAAACTGAAGATTCGTAAGGTGGAAGGTTATACCAACTACGACAAGTCTGAGTTTGAATCTCCTTCAGCATTGTTTGAAGGTGATGATGACAAGATTGAATCACTGTGGAAAACACAGTACTCACTTGCAGACTTTACTGCACCATCTAACTTCAAGTCATTTGAAGAACTTCAAGCGAAGTTGAACATGGTTCTTGATTCAAGTGCGGTACAGACTGTTCAGTCTAAACCAAATCCAACAACGGTATCTGCTCCAGAACCTACTCCTGCTCCTACAGCAGAAGAGATTTTTAAGGAACCAGAACCAGTTGCTGAAACAGTGTCTGTCTCTGCAGACGAAGACGATGATGCAATCTCGTACTTTGCTAAATTAGCAGAAGAAGACTAATAACTACAATGCCACTGTAGCGAAGGGGGAAAGAAATTTCCCCCTTTTTTTATATTTAAAGAAACTGTAACAGTTACCGATTATAAATAGTTCGTGTGTAAAAATTAATCATTAGGGGAATTCCAAAATGAAGAGGGTACTTCTAGCGTCTCTCTTTATTATGACTACATCCTTTGCGTTTGGTGCTGATCCAATCGTAACTGACTCGACAAGTAACAGTACGGTAACTACTACTGGTAAAACTGAAACTACAGTGAAGTCGCCACCTCCATCTGCGATATCACCATCCATAAACTCAAGCAATACAGACTTATGTACAGTCGGTGTTTCTGGTGCAGTACAAACACAGATACTTGGTATATCTGGTGGAGCAACTGTGCGTGACATGAATTGTGAGCGTTTAAAACTTTCTAAGACTCTCTACGATATGGGCATGAAGGTTGCCGCCGTCTCAGTGATGTGTGGTGACCCTCGTGTCTTTTCTGCTATGGAGATGGCAGGAACTCCTTGTCCATTTGAGGGAAAGATTGGACAGGAAGCAAAAGAACTCTGGGATCAATATCCTGAGTTGAAACCTACTGAGATCGAACAGGAAGGAAGACGCAATGACACTGGCAAGGGTTTCCTTGGTGGTCTTGGTGTTGCAGGTCTGCTTATTCTCTTACTCTAATGTAAGTGCTAGTGAAGTAGATACGACACCTGTGTTGGTAGCACCACCGCCACCAACACCTGCTCCTGCATCGAGTGAGACATCACCAAACCTAATCAATAACAATAACTGGAACGGTGCTACTTACGGTGCTGATCCAGGCGGTTGTTGTGCGTCTATTTCTGGTAGTGGTGCGTTGTACGACACAACCACTGATACTATCATGTTTTCGTATGGACAAGATATTCTCACACAGACTATCGCAATCAATCAAGCATTAAAACAAAGTGGTGTAGAAGTTGATGGATATAATTATGGATGGACATGGAGAACTATCAGTAATAATGGTAGAGGTGGGGATACCTTACAGTTTGAAGTGACTGTGAAAGATGCGTCTGGTAATGAGGTTGAACGATACGTCTACGATTATAGTAGTGCAAACCATATGATGAATTTTTGGTATACTGAATCTGGAACAGAAACGTTTGCGCAAAGTTATCTCGATCCGCAAAACATTTCATTGAGTATCATAGGAAAAGACGGTGGATTCTGGGCAGGGTACTACGGTCCTGAAGTTAGAGATGTTTCTCTTACTCTAAACTACTCAGCAAATCCATGTGCCGCTGACCCACTATATGATCCATCATGTTCTGGTTATGCTGAAGCGTATGCACAACAACAATATGATTTGTCATGTCAAGCAGACCCAATGTATGATTCTGGTTGCCCAGGATATCAACAAGCATATTACAACCAACAGTGTTCATATGATCCACTTTACGACTCAGGGTGTCCAAACTATGCACAAGCATACTACGATCAACAATGTTCAATCGATCCACTTTATGACTCAGGATGTACTGGATATGCAGAAGCGTATTTTGATCAGCAATGCTCGATTGACCCTTTCTATGATACAACTTGCGATGGATATGCGCAAGCATACTATGACCAACAGTGTGGATTGGATGCACTCTATGACAGAGGGTGTTCTGGATATGGTGAAGCATACGCACAGAAGTATATCTTAAATGAAGACACGACTAGTACGGAGACGCAAGTTTCTGAGACACAGACGGAGAGTAGTCCGATCTCTAGTGCAGAAGAAATTGCACAAGTCTCAGTCACAGGAGACGCAACGGTAGATTCGATTTTAAGGGAAACAGCAAATGTATCTACTCCAACTGTTGTTATGGAAGTGGCATCAGTTGAGAGTTCAACGACTGAAGAACCGACTACGGAAGAACAAACCACAGAGGAGACGGTAAATGAAGAAACCGTATCAGAGTCCAGTGGTGATGTGGAAGAGTCAATGGATTCAACAGGGAACGAAGAAAGTTCTGAATCANCAGACTCAGCAAGCGAAGACAGTTCCGAATCTGATAGCGAAGGGGATTCTGAATCCTCAAAGCAGGATAGCAAATCAGATAAGAAGAAAAAACTCGTAGCGGCGAGAGCGAAGTCTCTTGCTGAGAAAATGTCCGATGCCGCATCACTAGAAGCACAGCAAGCAGTACAAGCACAAGTTTTAGCATTGATCGCTTACGTTCCAAACTTTGCTACATATGGGGGTAGCATCAATGGTGGTTACTATGCTGATGCGCAAGGATATCCAGACGCACAAGTTCCAGAATCTCGTAGGGGTTTGCGTAATGGATTGGCACAACAATTACTACACGAAAAAATGGTGGATATGCAATATGAAAACCTTACTGATAAGTAGTTTATTCATACTACTTTCTGGTTGTTCAGCGATTCCTAGTTTCTGGGATGATAATGAAAGTATGCTTGCAGTAGAAGTAAGATATGCAGTAGATAAACTTGAATGTGATAAAAATCAAGAACCTCAAGTACTACTGATCAACAGTAGACTCAGACGCTTTGAGTTATACTCAGAGTCTCGTGGTTCTGATGATATTAGAGAAATGCAAGCATTGATGAGACAGACGGTTGATGGTCTAGTCAAGGATAAATCAAATAACGAAATATTCTGTAAGATGAAGAAAAGAATTTTAGTTAAACAATCAGCAGACATTGCTGATGCGGTAATGGGTAGATACTAATGGATACGATTAATGAACTAATGAAGTTTGCACAAGAGTGTGATGAACCAGAACTCGCTAACATTGCAAACATGGCACTGGAAGTTTCAGATGCAGTTTCTCAGGGAATTATGACAAAGGAACAAGGTCAAGAAATTTTAACAGATTTGATTCGCACAGAACAAATCGAAGAACTTTCTAGTGATGTTCAACTGAAAGGTGCTTTGATCACTGGTGTGATGGCACTATCATCGGTATTGTAATATGTCAAAAGAATGGTATCTTATAGCAATTAATCCTTGGTATAAAACATTCTTCAACCCCAAAACTGGGGAAACTAAACACGTTAAATACAAATAGGAGTCTACAGTGGCAGAAGTAGAATTTGGTGGAGTAAAGTTCACTGGTGGAAAAATGTTTGCACTCATTACTGCACTATCTACTTTAGGTGGTGCGACATGGGGTGGTTTTGAAGTCTACAAGGACTACATGGATATGAAAGAAATCATCGCAAACATCGACACAACAGAAATTGCAAATCGTCAGCAACAGATTGAAATCAAACTTGATGAAGCGATTGAATATACTCGTGATATCAAGCAAGGATTGCGCGATGACATTCTTGCAATCGAGAAGCAAGCAGACCGTGTTGAAGATATGGTTCGTGAATCTGAAGAGCGTGTTCGTCAGCAGATTCAAATTGCAGAAGGACGATTTGAGAATAAGCGCGATGGACTACAGAACGATTACGATCAAGCGAAAGATAAATTGCAATCGGATACTAAACGTGATTTGAAAGACTTAGAGGATCGCCTCAACAAGAAACTGCAAAGAGCGTTGGACAATCCTCTAGCGAATTAAATACCAATTTGATCTAGTAGTTTAAAACCTGTACCACTAGCGATGATACAAACGATACTCTTCTGCTTATTCAGAACTAAGAAAGTCCAAGTTTGAGTTTCATGGTTCAACCACAATGAGTGGAAGAGATCGTCACCCAAGTAATTCTTGGATGGTGACATCCAAGTAATCTTTTCTTCATACTTATTGTTCATACCATTGATGATGTTTTCTGCATCACCACAAGTCATTGGTAGTTGTTGTTCTTGTCCAAATGCGAATCCTGATAGGAATGCAGTTGACCAAACCAGTATAATAGCATATACTGTGTTCTTCATTTTATGCTCCTGCAGGAATCAAGGAAGCGTTATCCATTCCTGTGTTTGCTTTGATGGATGGTCTGACAGGCATCACGTTAGTTGCATTGTTTGTGTTGCTCGCTTGGTTAACGACAACTGGTGCAACCACTGGTGCGGCACTCGCTTGGCCAGATAATGTAGTATTCGTAGTCTGCGCTCCAATAAACGCTTGGTTAGTACTATCAGCAGAACCGACATTTCCTAAACGGAGAATGGATGCAATAGCAGGTAGAATGTCTGCACCATTTACATCATCAATCGGTTCAATTGAATTTGCTAAATCTTCAAAGATTGGTTCTACCTTATCTGCAAACAATCCAAGTGCTTCAATCGCTTGTTGAGTAGTTGAACCATCTTCACTCCCAAATGCAGAAATGGATTGAGTAATTGCAGAAAGACCCCTACCTGCAAGTGCTAACTCTTCACCTCTGTCAGCGAACTTCAGAATGTCATCGATAGGACCTCCGAAGATACTTTGAACGAATGATCCCACTGCTTCACCAATTGCACCAGTGATTCCTTCACCAGTTAGTGCATCAAGTCCTTTACCTAGTGCTTGAATACCCAACCCTGCTTCTGCTAGATTTTCACCGTTAATTTCTTCAAATGTCTTGAGTTGGGTTGCAAGATCACTTAATGCACTCTCACCAACAAAACTAGCAATCACACCTTTAGCAACAAAACCAAAGGATAGTGCTTCATCAAGTTTTTCAAATGCACGAAGGATTTTATCGAAGTTCTCTTCATCAATCTCAGTTTCGGAAATGGTTTTTAACTGATTAGACAAGTCGGTGAGAGCATTACTACCGATGAAGTTTGCTAGTATGGATTTAGCGATAAACCCTGCACTCATTGCTTCATCTAGTTTGGTGAATCCATTTAGAATCTTATCGAAGTTTTCCTCATCGATATAAGTCTCTGATATGGTTTTTAATTGATCAGATAAATCTGTGAATGATTTCTTACCAACAAAGTTTGCAAGAATACCTTTAGCGATGAACCCAAGACTAAGTGCTTCATCCATCATTTGGAAACCTTGCTTCACAGTATCAAGGTTATTCAAATCTAGTTTCATATCAGATGCGTACTTGATTTGATCTGCGAACCCTATCAAGAAATCATCCTTAACGAAGTTTGCAAGAACACCACCAACTGCAAATGGAAGTGCGGCAGTACCAATACCACCAAGTGCTAAACCAAAACCTGCTAGATTCTTGTAGTCGAAATCGTCAGCAACATCGCTGATGTATGTAAACGCATCACCCAAGTCTCTGAGGATGCCAGGCACTCGATCCAACCCTTTGGTTGCAAGATCAATACCTAAACCTGCAAGTGCAATACCACCACCAACACCAAGGGCGCCCATACCTGCACCACCCAAAGCACCACCAAGACCACCCAGTAATCCACCTAGACCACCACCGCCTCCACCAGACGCATTCATTGCAGACTGTTGACGTTGTAATTCGGTTTCCGCTTCACCAGTTCCTTCACGAATATTTTCTTGCGCTTGCATCTGCGCAATCTGATTCGTCTCAAAAAGATTGTCTAGGATTGAATTGGTTTCTAGGGTAGCGAATGCAGTGTCAAGAGTATTTTTCTCGATCTCTGTAGAGATGCTCTTGATTTCTTCATTCAGACCTGCATTAAGCAATTGACCTTCAGTCTGGTCAGCATTCAGTTGCTCAATTACACCTCTAAGAGAATCGATACTCATTTAACTTACCTTACTTCTTCTTGTTAGCAATAGCATCCGCGCCGAAGAAGGCAGATACTAATACTGCAATCGATGCGAAATATGTTGGGGCGATATCAGCAATCAATTCTGATGCCTTTTCCATACCAAATGCAGATGTGATTGCAATACCTATTGGATATACTAAAAGACCGATTAAGGAGAACCATGCCATCTTGCGAATAGCGTCCCTTTGTGCATCTTTGTCTTCCAACTCTTTTCTCTTAAATT